TCAGTATGAGATTAGTAGATTTGATTCCATTAAAGGAAATGTATGACCCAGCCGATGCTTTTAATAAGAAGGTAAGTAGAATGACCGATAATAACGACCATTCATCTGCGGCAGTTGAATTAGCAATTTATATGGATGACAAAGAAGCGGTTCGTAAGTTACAACAAATCAAAAAGCAGCACGACAAAGATGGTAGTATTTCTCCAGAAGCTGCAAAGAAAAGAGATAAGATGGTTGATGATTTGTTAAAACAAGCTAAAAAAACTCTAACTAACAAAGACTACACATTAGTAAGTAATTCATTCTAATAAAAAAAACAATATGAAATTAATAGATTTAATACCATTAAAAGAAATCGACTTTGCATCACAAAAGGCATTTGATGCTTATAGTAAAAATCATAAGTTAAGACCTACAACAAAAGTAAAGATTGCAGGTAAAACTACAACTGCAGGTCAAGCTTCAAAAGTTAAAGGAACATCTGTATTTGGTGGTGATAAAAAATCAGATGCAAGTTTGAACGGAACATCTACATTAAATAAACCGAAATCAAAAGATTATACAACAGCTGTTCAAAATCATTTAAATGTAGTATCTGGTGGTAACGGATATACACAAAAAGATGAAGGTGGTGCAATTGCATATAATATGGGTGATGGTGATATGCCAACCTATACTTTATATATGGGTAAAGAATTTGGTAAACATCGTGTTTCATTGGAACCAACCTATGGTAATGACCCTAAAAAACTACAAGGTAAAATTGATAAGAGTTTTGATAATCCAAAAGATGCTATAAAGTTTATGGGTGATGTTGCAAAGAAACATAGAAGAGAATTAGAAATGCAAGATAAATAAAAGATAAAAAATGTCAATAAATTTCCAAGAAATCCTTAAAGAATTAGAATATCGTGTAGAACATGGTATTATTGATTTGACAAAAGAGGAACAAGTTACAAAATTAGTAGAAATATTAAGAGAGAATGGTGTTTCTGATGCAAACGAAATGGCACAGAAAGCAAGAGTGTATTTTTCTTATTTAAATGAAGCTCCTAAAAAACAACCATTAGAAAAAGTATTAGCTCAAAAATTTGAAAATCCGGATACGGGTAATCAAGTAACCGTTGCATCTGCATTGGGATATAAGAAAACTTCCAAAGCATATACTATGGCAAAAGGTATGATGGGAACGGCCGGTTATAGCACGAAAGATATTGATATGGTAGATACGGCACCTGGAGACGAAGAAGTTCCAGTTGCAAAACCAAATGCATTCGGTAAAGATAAAGGTAAAAAATTGAGTGGTTCGGATTTCACAACATCTGCAGAACCTGAAACACCACCAGCACAACCAACTAAAAAAGTTGATGGTGAAGAAGATGAAGATGCAAATGAGTCACCTAAATACGATAGTAATAACCAATATCAAAGAGCAATTGCAGAAGCTAAAACTTCAGAAGAATTACAAAAAGCTTTAACTAACTTACATGCAATTGAAGAACAAAAAATGTTCAAAGATAAAAAGGCGGGTGCAGGTGGTATGGTTGCATCAACTGGTGAGAGTATGTATGTAGGATTATCTAGTGATTTAATACATGGAACATCTAATGTTCAAAAAACACCATTGTATCAAAAGGCTTTACAAGTTAATCAAAAGAATACACAAAAAATATTAGATAGTCAAAAAGGTAGGGAATTTAAACAATTGGCCGTTGAGTTGGAAGCAATTTCAATTTCACAAAAATTAGACTTAAAAAATCCTGATGATTTAAAAGCTGCAATTCAAATTTATAACGAAAGAGAAGCATTTGTAGTCGCATATGACGCAGAATTCAAAAAAACAAATGTAGGAAAGGATAGTAAATTTAAAGCCGAAGAATCAAGACATAGTTGGATAAGTGCAGCTTATATGGGGTCACTATCATTACAAAAGAATGGCCCTGCAAATTGGGATAGAAAGAAAGGAAACGGAACGGTAATGAAAGCAAATGGTGTAACCGATGGTGCAACGGAAGAACTATTAAATAATAGATATAAAGCTGCAAAAACACCAGAAGAAAAATCACATTATGAGAGAGAACTTAAAATGTGGAGTAAATTTAAAGGATATCATGATACATATTTAGTTTATACAAACGATAAAGGTCATGTTGAAGTATTTAATGTTTCTAATAAAAAAAGTAGAGATTTAAATGACCCTCAAAATAATACAACTCCGGCACAAAGATTGAAAAATTATATGGTCGAAGCTAAAAAGCGTGGTATTAAACCTGAAACTGTTACAAAATTAGCAAAAGCAGAACAAAAAGCACAAAAAGGTGCAGAAGATATGAATGCAATTGCATTGGGTGGATTTGATGATATGAATAAAAATGATGTAAAATCAATAGCATACATAGGACAACGATTGCCAGGAAGAGCTAATATTAAAAGCAAAGATGACGCATCAGCTGAATACTTAACTGCATTGAGTGGAGATAAATATATTAAGGAAAAAATCAAAGAAGAGGTTTTAAAAAAGAATAAAAACGCAACCAAAGAACAAATCCAAGCTGCTCAAAATAAAATCACACCTGAACAAACCGTACAATATGCATTGGAAGTTTGGAATGACCCAAAGGTTGATAAATCTAAATTACCTGGAAATTATAGTAAATTTATATTAAAAATTGGAACTCTATCACAAAGTATATATGAGAAGTCACAAACAATGACCCCAAAAGAAATATCACAATCTATGGGTGGTGTATATACTCCAAAAGATATTGAAAATATATTAAATCCAAAAACTACATTAGGAAAAACGATGGCTGCATTGAGAGATGTAAAAGAAAGACATGCGGCGGGTTTAAATGGTGTTCACGTTGGATTTATGAATGATTTACATAAAGTAGACGGAACACAACCGGGACATACAGGCCCGAATGGCCCTGCTGTTCAAACATATGTTGCAGGAACTTTATCATCTTTACATATAGATACATATGTTGAAAACTATGATGATAAGGTATTAGTTGAAATGGGTGGAGTTGGTGTAACACCACGTGATGTAAGAGGATGTATGGCAAAATTATCAGGATATAAAGGTAAGACAGATACTCCCGAAGAAAGAAATGCATTAAAAGAACATTTGATAAAAAGTGTTAAAGTGGATGCGGGTTCTGGTGCAGTATATTTAGTTGGAAATAATGCAAATAATATTAGAATAGCTAGTGATACTTGGAGACAGGCGGGAGCAAACACTAAAAAAGTGGCAACTGCATATGGTCCTGAATTACAAAGTTGTTTAAAAAATAGTGTAAAAAATAGAAAATAATGAATACACAACTACTTTGCCTTTTTACGACAAAGGAAGAATTGGATAAGTCGGTTGATTTCATATTGACTAACTATACTCTAACTAACCCAAATGTTTTCATTTTAGAAAGTAAGATAAGACCAGAAGAAGCATTTATTACTTTTAATGTCGAAAAGGGTTCTAATGCAATCCCTTCGGAGTGGAAAACTATTCTTGTACATAGAAAGAAACAATCCAATTCAATATACACTATTAATGCTTTAAACGAAGTAGTTAAATCAAAAACAGGTGGTCAATTGGACAATTCTTATATGATTGATTGGGAAGAATTTAGAAATTGTATCTTAACAACATCTAATACAGGATACAAAATGATACCTACAAAAGTGTTCAAATCTTTTAATACCCAAAATTTGGAAAATTAAAATATTTTTCTTATATTTGGTTCATGACAAAGAGAAATAGATACACTCCAATTCAAATTCACGCAAACGAACCTTCGGACATTTTTGAAAACAATAGACGAGAACTTGCAAAAGCAATCGTAGAAGGTATCTCATTCGGTTTGAGAAATAAAAAGAAAAGAGTTGATTTCGCAAAAGTCTTAATTAAAGAGGTTATAGTTATTACATTATCCATTGATAGTAGAGAATTTACAGAATTATTAGACGAACAATTACAAATACTCATCGATTTTGAAGAGTATGAAACTTGTGCTCTTGCAGTAAAATTGAAAAACAAATTAGAAACAATTAAAGAATAAATTATGGGTGAACAACATGTACCACTTACATTTGATGAAAACGGATTAGTAACATCGGTAGGTAAAAAACAAAAAGATGAATTTGATATGTTTGAACAATGTATTATGTGTGGTGAAGAAACTACAGTATTAAAAACTACTCACATAGATTTTAGATATGGTTATGTAGATGGAGCCGGACAATTATGTAGAGATTGTTACCTAAAAGAAGATAGAAATTTAATTACTGTAAATAGTAGAACAATTATAGATACACCTAACGATTCCGAATTAGGAGCAAAGGTTAGAGAATTATATTGGGAAAGTAAAAAATAAGTTATGGCAGAAAAGAAAAAAGATTCGGAGTTATTTTTAGGTGGAGGACACTTAAACATTCAATCATCACAATATGTTGAAACTTACAATTCATTAAAATTGATAACAGTTACAGACGGAGCAATTGAATTGAACGTAGAAATAAAAGCTGATTTTAGTAAGATACCTGAAAAATATCACGAAGTATTTTTAAATATGTTTTCATCAAAATATGTAGGCACAACATCATTTGGAGATAATCCATTTAGTTTATGCAAACCCGCACCTAAAAGAAAATGGTATCAAATATGGAAAAAATAAATAATATGAAAGATATATTCAATGGCCCTGTTTATGATTTTTTAATAAACGAATCACTCAATAATAGAATGGGTTGGGGTGGGAACGCAGGAAGCATAGATGGCGTTAGCGAAACTGATTTAGAAAATTCAAAAAAAGGTAATGCTTTTATTAGAGAGTTTTTGATGGAAGCAAAACCATATAACATTTTAGAAACTGGAACAAACTATGGTTCATTCAGTTATACTTGTTATGAGAGTTTAGATGATTTTAGATTATATACATGTGATAACCATCAAGATAACCACTCTGCAAGATGTGTTGGATTTATAAATAATTATTATGATGATAATAAAGTTACTTATAGAAATATACATAGTTTAGAACATTTGAATGAATGTAAACAGTCTGGTATCGAATGGGATTTAATTTGGTTAGATAGTACACATACATTTGAGTATCTTTATAATGAAATGAAAATCTCTGCACAAATGAAACCAAAATTTATAATGGTTGATGATTTTTATATGTTAAAAGATATGCAATTAGCAGTTTTTGAATTTCTAAAAAATCATAATGAATATAGATTTTATTCATATAGTAATATTAGAGGAAATGTTGGTTCAATTGTAATTTTACAAAGAATTGAAGGCCCTTCAAATTTAAATAGTATTATATAATAAATAACTTATGTTTGGATTCGGAGATTATTCAACACAAATGCCAAAACCGCCGGCTATTTCAAATAAACGAATGGGAGAGTGGCAGTCAAAAAATAAAACAAAAGAAATAGTAATGCCAGCAAAACCAAAGATTAGTAAAGAAGAATACTCATTTTCAGGAACACCCGAATACGCAATACCAATTCGTAAAGAAACGGAGATGGTTAACGGCCCGAAACACTATGGGGGAGTAGACAATCCATATGAAGTAATTAAAGTATGTGAAGCATGGGGATTAGACAAAGATGCTTACCTATTCAATGTAGTTAAGTATGTTGCAAGAGCGGGTAAAAAAGACCCTCAAAAAGAACTAGAAGACCTCAAAAAAGCTATATTTTACCTAAATCGCAAGGTTGAAAACCTTCAAAAATAGATTTGGTAATATCAAAAAATAGTCGTATATTTATAGTAATAAAAGATGAAAAAGTTATATTTAGATATAGGAATATCGCGATATAAACCTCAACTTTAAAAACAAATTTTTAAACCCTAAAAACAACAAAACAATGGACATTTCATTGGCACTAAAGAGATTTAGCTCTTTACAAAACAACACTAAAAAGTCGGATTCAATTTTTAAACCGGCAAACGGAAAATCTCAAGTGAGAATCGTTCCTTACAAGTTCAACAAAGACATTCCTTTCATTGAACTTTACTTTCATTACAACATTAACAACAAGACTTATTTAAGTCCAATGTCATTTGGTCGACCTGACCCTATCGTTGAGTTTGCAGAAAAACTTAAGAGAACAGGTGATACCGATGATTGGAAAGCAGGTAAGAAAATGGAACCAAAGTTAAGAACTTTTGTACCAGTTATCGTAAGAGGTAAAGAATCAGAAGGAGTAAAATTCTGGGGATTCGGTAAGACAGTTTATCAAGATATCTTAGGATATATTGCTGACCCTGATTACGGAGATATTACAGACCCAAACACAGGTAGAGATATCGTATTGGAAGTAATGTCAGCAGAAGAGTCTAACGCATCTTATCCAACAACAACAATCAGAGTTAAACCTGCAGTTTCTAAATTAGCAGATTCTCCGGAAACTATCCAACAATTGTTAGATGGTCAAAAAGAAATTACTGAATTATATTCGGAATTATCTTACGCAGAATTAAAGTCAGTTTTAGAAAATTGGTTAAATCCATCAGCAGCAGTTAATGATGAAATTGTTGAGGAATTAGAAGCACCAAAACCAAAAACACAACCAGTAGCAACACAAAAAAGTGTATCGGTTGACTTGGGTGGAACATCGGACATTAGTGGTGACTTACCTTGGGAACACTTACCTTTGGAACAACCAGTAGCTCCAAAAGCAAAGGACGATGTAGCATCAGCATTTGATGATTTATTTAACAATTAATAAAAGGTTACAATGGCCAAAAGAGAAGAGGATTTAGCAAGTATTCTTGCTGATTCATTAAACAAACAAAATAAGGATGGTAAGATTGCCTACTTTCTAAATGATGAAGGTGGTGATGCTCCTACCAATGTTAAAGATTGGATTTCAACTGGTAATGCTATGTTGGATGTCGCAATCTCTAATAGACCTTATGGCGGCTTCCCTGTTGGACGTATATGTGAGATTACGGGTTTAGAGCAGAGTGGAAAATCTCTGCTCTCTGCCCATATTCTTGCAGAAACACAACGCAAGGGTGGAGTAGCCGTATTGATTGATACCGAAACTGCCGTAAGTAGAGAATACTTAGAAGCAATCGGAGTAGATATTTCAAAATTATTATATGTTTCAGTTGATACTGTTGAAGGTATTTTTGAAGCATGTGAAACTATTATTGAAAAGGTTAGAACAGGAGACAAAGATAGATTAGTTACAATCGTAGTTGACTCAGTAGCAGCAGCATCTTCAAAGAAAGAGATGGAAGCTGATTACGACAAAGATGGTTACGCAACGGACAAAGCTATTATTATTTCCAAAGCAATGAGAAAGATTACTAATATGATTGGTCGTCAGTCAATTGCACTTGTATTCACAAACCAATTAAGACAAAAGATGAACGCAATGTTTGGTGACCCGTGGACAACATCGGGTGGTAAAGCATTAGCATTTCATAGTTCAGTTAGATTGAGATTAAAGAATATGGGACAATTGAAACAAGGTGATAGAATCGTAGGTATTAAAGTTCGTTGTCAGGTTATTAAAAATAGAATGGGCCCACCATTGAGACATGCAGACTTTGACATTTTCTTTGATAGAGGTATTGACAATTATGGTGGATGGTTAGCAGTTATGAAAGACGCTAAAATCCTTAAGCAAGCAGGAGCTTGGTACGAATATATTGATATCGATTCAGGAGAAGTTATGAAGTTTCAATCCAAAGACTTTGCAAAAATGCTTTCAGATGAAAAACTAAAAGACCAGATTTATTTAAGAATCTGTGAGACTGCAATATTGCAATATAAGAACAATTCCAATTCGGATGAAGTTGAAGTAACAACGGACGAAGCAAATGAGTCAGATTAACAAAAAGTATTTAGATATACTAAAAGAAATAGATGAAGAACATAAAGGATTTGGAGATTTGCAACGCAACTCTAAAACTTTAGTAATTGATGGTCTTAATACCTTCATTCGTTCTTGGTCAACCGCTCCGAATCTTAATGATAACGGAGACCATATTGGAGGCATAGTCGGTACTTTAAAAAGTATCGGCTTTGCAATCCGTACAATTAACCCCACAAGAGTTGTCGTTGTTTTTGACGGCAAAGGTGGTTCACAAAGTAGAAAAGACATATATTCAGGTTACAAATCGGAAAGAGGTAAGAACAAAATCAAAATGAGATTGAATCGTGCCGCATCCGTTGAAATGAACCCTGAAGAAGAAGGTGTATCTATGAAGCGTCAAATGACCGGATTAGGTGAACTACTTTCATCATTACCTGTTTCCATTATGATTTATGATGGCATTGAAGCAGATGATG